TGCGCCCAGCAGGTCACTTCTTCATAGTCGGTGCGGGGTAAATTGCGGCGGAATAGATTCACTTGTCATCCTTCGATGGAAACGGCCACTGGTCACTTTGCAGCGGTCCAAAGGCGAGCATCCTTGCAAAGCGCAGTGCCCCGTCTACGTCAGTCACAACGGCCATTGGGAATCCGTCCCACTCTTTCCAGAAGCGTTCCTGCGGCTCGGTCAGCTTGCGCGCTGACGGCGGCTTCAGCCCGTCCTTGATTTCCATGAAGCCGATGCGCCGCGAACGCCTGTGACCGACGATCAGATCCGGGAATCCTTCGCCCATCGTGTGCGTATGAAGCACTGAGCACCCATAAGCGCGCAGAACTTCGACAATTTCTCGCTGATTTCTGTCCACACGTTTAGCGCGCATTCAGGTCAACTCCACGTAGCGCAGCCGTAGCATTCAGGAAGTCCAGATACTCGCTGAACACAGGCTTTGTCATGACGATGCCAAGTTGCTCCATCACGCGCTCCACTTCGTCGCAGACACTACCCTGTACGTGTTCACAAACTTCCCTTCGCCAAGGTAGAGCTTGCCCTTCACCAACTGCTCTTCTGACGCAAGCGACTCATTCACGCGCTTCCACCAGCACGTACTGATGCCGAGCATCTGTAACTGCATGCTGGTCATGCTCTTGCGTTTGAGCGCCTGTATCAGGCGTCGGCCTTGTGTTTGCTTGTTCATGGTCAAAACTGGATCAGGCTGTCGTCATCGTCCGCCACCGTCGGCTTCTTGCGCTCGGCATGCGTGCGTGTATCAGGCTTCGGCTGCGTCTTTAGCGCTTCAGCCAGCACAATCTCAGCAAACGCTTCACTGACATAGACGTGCTGCCACCACTTGTCGGTCTTTTCGTTCTTGGTGGAAGGCCAGGAAATAAACTTGCCCTTGCTGCCTTCGATGATCCGGCAGCCCTTCACGGTCAAGAAGTGCGGCTTGCCCTCTGCAGTTGCCAGCGCCAGATTGAACTGCGGCCGGTCGCTCTGAATCCATTGAATGTCGATCTTCATGCTGCAATCTCCTGTTGTGCCTTCTTGATGGCGGCTCTGGTTTTGGAATCGAGTAATGACCATAGGCCGGCCTTCTCGTCACTATCGAGCTGCTCCTGGTCGATCACGTCGAGCATCCTCGACGGGGAATCCTGCTCCAGCAGATAGGCCGCCAGCTTGCGCATGCGAGTCTGAATTTCAGGTTGCAAGCGCTTGAATGCTTCTTCGGTCGGGCTGACCTTGTGCTCGGTCGATACGCCGTCCTTCTTCTCGGGCTCGGCATCCTGTGGCAAGTCCTCTCCAGCATAGATGTACAAACCCAATCCGAAGAACGCGATGCACTTTGCTAGACAGCGCATCATTGCCGTGTTGACGGAAAAAGCGTCAGGATTCTTGATCGCCTTGTTGCGGTGATCCATAACCGGGAGCAAGCACTCTTTTGCGTGCTCTTTGATGTTGACTCTGACGCCGACCAGCATCGAACCGTCAGGAAGTGCGCAGTAAGGAACACGGTTTTCGTCATGGCCGAAGTAAATCGGTTCCCAAGTCGCCTTCGGGTCGATCTTGAGCACTTCTGCCCACGCCCATGCCCACGATAAGTACGTGAGCCCGTTCTTGCGCTCGGTGTGCTCGTTGACGTTGATCTTTAATAGCTCGCTCATTTCAATTTCCTTCATTGCGAATTCGTGCCGCTAGAATTCTGGTGATGCTGTTCGCAAGTGGAGTTTCCTCGCATAACCTGGCGCATCTTTCTCGCTCGAACATTACGCCTTCCAAAAAACCGTACCATTTTTCAATCCGCATCTGTTCTTCAGAGTACGCATCTTCGCTAATCATCTGCGGCGCAAACCATGCTGGCTCAGGCAGCGGTCCCATCTTGTCGTTCACTTGAATCTCCTGAAAAACCTCATCACCCACCTGCCGATGCGCGCCGTAGCCGAGTCGTGCAGGTACACGACCTTGCCCGGATAGCCGATCTTTCGACCGTCGGGCGTTTCGATTGATCCAGCAGCATCAGCGAATTTCGGGAATGCCTGCTCAAGCGAGCGAGGGAAGCGTCTTGTGCTCATTATTCGCACCTGTGGCGTGATTCGTAGTATTCGATCATGTCGTCCTCGTCCTGCTGGATTGCTGCATCTAGGCACGCTTGCTCCACTTGAGCCAGCATTTCCGGGTGCGTAACGACCGAGAAACCACCCCCAGGCGCAGCCCGCGTGAGGCTTTCGACCTCGACCTCTGGCGGGTCAGGAGGCCAACCAGGATCGCCATTCTTCTGCGTGTGGCAACCAGGGCTACCAGGCGAGTAGTGGAAATGCGCTGTCCATTCCTCGTCGCCAATCCAGACGGTACAGGTGCGGGATTTCACAGCCACCCCTTGGCAATGAGCGCGATCACAACGATGATCCCCACCGCGCAGAACCAGTTTGCGCACTTCTCGCCCAGCGCCTGCATGTCAATGTGAAGCGGCTTGCAGTCGCAGGCTTCTGGTGTGCGGCCTTGCTGGCATCCGCTGCCTTGACAACCGACCCTGGTTTGGAGCAGGCCGCAGTCGCAGTCTTCGGGGTAATAGCACTTGTGGCAGCCGCTCATGACGCCCTCCGCGTAATCTTGCCGAAGATGCTACGGTCGGCCTCGTCCTCGGTGTACTTGCGAACCAGCGCGCAGATCATCAGGCCGACCCCCTGTTCGTTGCCTTCGATTGCCATAGCGACGATAGACGCCAGCACGGCCTTGTCCTCGGCCATCGCATCAAGCAGGTCGATGCCCCGCATGTCACGCCTGGCACGTTCCCGCTCGCTCATCCAGTCGGCTTCGATTGAGCAGGCATCCTGGCCGCTCTGGTCGTCTCGGTGCCAATACTGAAACGCTTCCGAGTGCTCGCTGTAGCTCATAGTGACCTCCGGTTGATGTCGTAATCTTCGTCGGGTTCAGCTCGAAAGTACAGAGGCAGTTTTCTATTGCGATTGCGTTTTCGATAGTGTCAGCCGCTTGACCAGTCGAGTGACGTAGCGGCGCAAATGGTCGCGTGCTTCTGGCGGCACGTAGACCGTGACGGCTACGCGGCCTGCTTCTTTGTGGCGGGCACGCTCGGCCGCTTTTCGTTGCGCGGCCGAGGCTGTCATGCTGCCGCGCCAGCGTAGCCCTTGCCTGGGCGCTTGCGGTCGTGTGCGTACCATCCTTGCGGCTTCGATTCGCGCCACTCACCGTTTGCCTTTAGGTAGGCCATCATCAGATCGCTAAGACCGTTGATCTCCTGTTGTCCTTCTTGCGTGTCGCTGCACAACATCGCCATATCAATCGGGTGCAGCTTGTCGCCAGTACCGCTGCCATCGTCCCATTGCACACGGCCCATGAAGTACCAAGCGTCTCTGGAATAGCCGCCACTCGGCTTCTCGGTCTGGTGGCGAATTTCCGTCAACTCCAAAATCTTGCCGCCGTGACGGTGCAGCACGTTGATTGGCTTGTATGGCAATTTCATCATCATCTCCTTAAGTCATCACCTTGATGACAACTTAATTATAGCATACGTGACACGTCACGCTAATTGATTGTTTCTATTGCGCTTGCGTTTTTGATAGAGATTGGCGTATGGCGTTTGAGCCCCGCAGCGCCTACGATTCCCGCATGGAAAAGTTTCTCGTCGGTGAGTTCACGCTGCATCGCAAGGCAGACAAGCTGTACTTGCTGCACCGCAACATGCGCAAGCCGGCCCCGCTCGATGAGCGCAGGCTTGTGCTGTTGCTCAAACGGATCATGCGTGAGGCGGTTGGGCTATGACGACAACTCTTGTTGCGCGGGACGTTGAAGGAACCTACAATCGTCAACAGTATATGTTGACAGGAGTTGACGTGGCAGGATTCTCTAAGGTGTTCTCGACCATGTGGGGAGGTTCCCTGTACGGTCGATTCGAGGCTAGTGCCGTGTTCATGGTGATGCTGTCGCTGTGCAACCGGGAAGGCATCGTTGACATGACGCCAGAGGCTATTGCAGGCCAAACTGGGTGGCCCATAGACGTGATCCGCAAGGGCATTGCCGAGCTTGAGGCGGTTGATACGCGCAGCCGGACTCCGGACCATGATGGCAGGCGAATCTTGAAGCTGGACGACCACCGCGACTGGGGATGGCGCATCACGAACTATGTCAAGTACCGCGACCAGTTACGCGCGGCAGAGCGCAGGGAGTATCTGAGGCAGGCCAAAGAGAAGGAAAGATCAGCCAAACGGTCAACACACGTCAACAGTGTCAACAGTGTCAACCAATGTCAACCGATAGCAGAGGCAGAAGCAGAAGCAGAGGCAGAAGCAGTATTAGTAATTCCTTCGGAATTACATGTCGGCAAAGCCGACGCTTACCGTGTCCCTTCTTGTCCTTTTGAAGAAATTCTGTCCGCTTACCACGAAAACTGTCCATCAATGTCCAGGGTCCGTATCGTGACTGCGGCCCGTCAGAAGCACGCAAAGGCTCGATGGACAGAGGTATGCGTGAAGGACAAGATGGACGCTGCTGAGGCGCTGGAGTTCTTCCAGTGGTACTTCAAGCGCGCCGAATCATCCGATTTCTTGGCTGGCAGGGGAAGTGTCGCCAGTCTAGGTCGGCATCCTTGGAGGGCTGATTTCGAGTGGTTGATGACGGCTGGAAACTTTGCCAAGGTGATTGAGGGTAAATACCATGTCTGAGTTCAGGAAGATCAAGCAGGAATTGCAGCAGCAGCCATCCAGGTCCGAATATCGGTGCCGGTACTGCGGCGAGACGGCAGCCTACGAAACGTTGTCCAGCTATGGGGCAAGATGTGGCGCGTGCTATGCGGATTACTCTAGACGTGGATTTGAGAAGCGTGAGCCTTCGTCGTATGCCAAGAAACTTAACGTTGGAGCTAAGGCGCCGACGTAGGGCCGCAGGCCCGTAGGAGGTCGCCCTTGAGCGACCAGTTAGCCGGCTGGTGCCGGAGCGAGAAAAACTATGCGAACCTACACAACAACAGCGCGCGAAGGCGAAAAGGTTGCAGAAGTGGATTGGAGCTATGACTTCCGTCAGCACTTCAACAACTACTGCGCCAGCGACGCCGGGCGCGACGAGATATGCGCCAAGAGCGTGCAACGGTTCCGCGAGATTGCCGAAGCCTTTGGTGCCGGCAAGACGGTACGCGCCACCACCTATGGTGGTTGGCCTCGCTGCGGCTATGGCGAAGTGCTGGACGTGGGGATGTACGACGGCTGGCCGTACTGGAAGCCAGTGCCGAGCGTTTTCACGAGCAGCGCGCTAGGCGGCGGCGAGTGGCACTGTTTTGCAATGTTGACCGACTACGAGCTGGCTAACGTAGAAGTAACCGGCAAGCCCCCGCGCGGTGCTGCCGGAGCGAAATAGCCTGCCGGGGCTTGTCCGGTTGACTGCAATGTTGGGCGCGCGGCGCCGAAGCGAGAAGAATTATGGCTCTCTACTATGTTGAAACTGGGCGCGGCTGCGGCATCAAACGCGCTCGCAGCGAAGAACAAGCCAAGCGCGAAGTGTTGCGCGAAGTCGGAACAATTGAAGGCGTGCGGCTTGTGCGCGAAGCCACGCGGCGCGACATTGATTGGGTGCGCGGCATGGGCGGCAACGTGCCAGCAGACTATGGGCAGACTGAAAGCGCCTAACGGTTCACTTGAGCCGTGCCGTGAGGCATCGGCTCGAAGTGAGGGTTAGGCTTGGTGAACGGAGAGGATAGAACTATGAGCGGGCGCACACTTGGTGATGCAATACAGCACAAGCGCAGGCATGCGGCGGTTAACGAAGATAGGAACAAATGACATGGGTGAATTTGCAGGCTATGCGCTTGACGAGGCAATGGACGCCGAAGATGACCGCTTGCTGTATAGGCTAGGCGTGATGTCCGAGTCCGATGCCTATGAGTTGGGCATAGTTGACCACCATGGTCGATACCAGTATGTGCCTATGTTTCCGAGCGCCTCCACCAAGACTTGCAGACATTGTGGCTTGACTGGCTTGAGTTGGATGCAGACTGATGGCGGGTGGAGGCTCGGCGCCGGTGGCGCGACACACTCATGCGCGCAGTATGCGAAGCCGGCTAACGTCTTTTAGGCCGCGTCTTGCGGCCTAACGCGCCACCTTTTCAATAAATCTGAACTGGTGCACAATACGTGCATGCGCAAGTCAACCCAGCCTGCAAGGCAAGCCAGCCGGAACCCGAGGAAGGGAACCCTGACGGGTTGACGCGAGGGGCTGCCCACTAGGCGGCCCTTCGTCTTTGTGCGCTGCAACATTGGAGCACAGCATGGCCAAGCAATCGAAGATGCCCAGCAAGAAGCCCGGTAAGGGCGGCCGCAAGGGCTGCTAAGGGTTTCCCCCACCGGGGCGGCGTGATCCGCTGCTCGCGCTGTGCTGGGACCATCTCCCCCCATCAAGCCAGCGCGAGCGGGGGCTTTTTAGGCTTTCCTGCGCAGAGCTTGAAGTATTTTTCCCTTGGCGGGTGGCCCATCTTTTTAAGGGCGTAGCGCACGCTGCTACGGTGGCATCCTGCGGCTTCACAGGCCGCTTTGATAGTGGAGCCGGATAACGCCAGCGCGACGGCCTGGGCGACGGCTTGGCTGGTGCGCCCGCTCATGTTTCATTTTCCTCGTATTGGTAGACCTTTACTGGGTACCTAGTTTCAAATCCCTTATTGTTAAGGTCTTCCCTGACAATGCGCATTGCGTCGTATTTTGAGTCTGCCATCGTAGAAAGACCGCGCGTTTCAAAGTTGCCTATGGCGCCGCGCTGGCGGGTTTCAAAAGAGACAAACCAGGGTCGAGTGTTGGTAGTTGTCATGATTGCCCCCTTGTGGTTGATTCGATATCAGCGACCCTCATCCTGACGGCTTGGGCGACGGCTTGTGATGTTCGGCCGCTCACTTCAGCACCTCATAATCGCCAAACCTAACCATTGTTCCGCCCCAGTCGATCGGCTTTTGTTGGGTGACTTGTTCGACAACTTGCGGGGTTTGTTTTCGCCATATGATTTGGCGTCGTTCTCCGGCCTTTGAATCATATCTATACCCCGAAACATTAACGAGAAGTCGAATGTTCATGATATTAGTTTTCATGGGCAAAGCTCCATCATTACATTGGACAAGTATTTTTCTCTCATTACTTCCCTGCCTTGATGCGTGGCGATCCAATAGCCACCGAGTTTTCTAAGTTGCCATCCATCTCCGGCGACGTAACAATTGATGTTTTTATTCCACTGCCACCGAGTTAGGCAAACACTGTAAATCCTAGGCGTTTGTGATGGTCGGCCGCTCATGATTGCACCGCCGCGTCAAACAAGAGCCCGACACCCGCGCCGATAACGGCACCGACCGGGCCGGCCAACAGGAAACCAGCGCTGCCGATGACTACCGCGATCGGCATGCAAAAGAACAGGAACACGAGCACGATTGCGCCGATGATGGTCAGCATGATGCATCCCCTGTTGCGCGTGCGATAGCGGCGCGCGCGCGCTCGCATGCGGGAAGATTGCGCTCGAATTCAGGCCCGAGGTCGCGTGCAATGACTGTACGCAACTCTTCCAGCGCTGCGAGCAGATCGGGCGCGGCGGCGATCAGTCTTGCATCGGCTTTCAGTGCCTGGCAGACGTAAGCCGGCCCGAATTCGGTCATTGTGAGAACCTCGCGCCAATCGGTCCCGCTATCGTCGCGGGGATGCCCGCCAAGGCGCCACGGTCCTGGAGTGTGTTTCGTGCTCATGTCAGTCTCCCCTAGTGATCTTGGACACGGCGGCACGCGCGAAAGCGTCTAGCGAGTTGTGCTCGCCCTTGGCGCGTGCGATTGATTGCGCGATCTGGCCCCATAGGGCTTGCGGGCAATCGCCGCCTGCCCAATAGTCGCGCACGGCTTCCAGCGCTGCGAGCAGATCGGGTGCGGCGGCGATCAGGCGGGCTTCTGTGCCGTCATCGTCGGCAAAGACATAGGCGACAGTGCCTACGTCATCTTTGATAAGCCGACCATCGCTGCTGGGGTCGCGGTGGATTGTCCAAGTTTGAGTGCTCATGGTTTCCTCGCTTGTGTGTGAAGGCAGGCCAGCGCCCAGCTGAACCGGGTCGCGCGACTGTGCGAGCACGTGTTTTTGCCAAAACAGGCTCTTTTCGAGAGTGCTAGTGCTGTTCATGCTTGCCCCTTTGCTTTTTCGATGGCTGGGAGGATGTATTCATCCAGCCACTCTTGCCACCCGTAGTCTGGACGTAGCGAGTGCTCGATCCGAATTGCACTGACGACCTCTGTGAGCGCCGCGAGCAGATCGGCATTGATGGCGCGCAGGCGCGTCAGTTCAATGTCAACTGTATGCACCATTGGGCCAAGCCACTCTGAAGTACGGTCTTCATTGAATCCTTGAGTCGCGGAAATTGCCTTGCAGATCGCGGTGGTGTATTGGGCGGTGTAGTTGGGTTTCATGGTTTCCTCGCTTGAGTGTGAAGGCAGGCCAGCGCCCAGCACAAGGCGGGCGGGTACGTCGCAAAGACGCGGCGCAAGGTGAAGTAGCGGTGCACTGTGCGGGTCATGCTGTCACCTTGCGAACGATGGCAAAACCGTCGCCGTCTTGGTTGACGAAACAGTAACCGTCTTTCGTCGCGCCGCCGTGCCATGCGCCTGTCCATTGGAGCTTGTCGGCCAGAGCGTAGGCTGCGGCGGAATGGTTTTCATCTACATTCAGCGCATCATCCCAGTGCATCGAGAGGCGATGCCCGCTAGCGGAAGTTGCGATGACCTTTGACCCGCGAGTGTTTGTCGGGCCATGGTATCGGGTCGTGATTGATTGACGCATTGTTCTAACTCCATCTCTCACCGGCGGCCGGCCGGCGCGGTAACTGTCTTGACCTTCAGCGGATCAAAGTAGGTGTTTTCGCTGCCGCATTGGGGGCATGCAAGCTGGTCAGCATCGGCGCGCCATGTTGCCTGCCACTCGTGGTTGCATGCGAAGCATTCGGCATCGGCGCTTTTCATGTCGAGTGTTACGGGCTCGAAACAGGCCACGAGGTCATGCAGTCGTGTCATCGGCTGCGAGTCCCAGTAGTCCGGGTCATCGGCAATCATGCGGCTGCCGGCCTGATAGAGCGATTCGGGCCAGTCTCGGCCGTCATACTGGCGCGTGAGCCAGTTGTGCCAGAACTCGACGATGTCGCCGACTGTTTGTGTAGCTTGCATTGTTTGATCTCCAGTAAGTGCCACTAGCGGCACACTCAAGCTCCCTGCAGTGGGTGGCGTGTGGCGTTAGTTGATGTTGTCGAATTGCCAGTCAATCGTGTTGCCCGGAAGCAAGCGGCCCAGCTGCACGGCGCTATCGGCACCAGTGGCAAGGGAACGCCAGCATAGTGTGTAGCGGCCCATGGCGATGTCGGCTACCGGCCTGACACCGATGGTGCAGCGGGTCGTGAAGCGCGGCTTGAGCGCGTCGCCGTAGTGGTCCCGAATGATCCTGCGAGCATTGCTCTTTGTCGTCATCATGTTGCGATCTCCTGTAGGTCAGTCACCGCGACTAACCATGACTACAGCATAGGCGAAAGATGCAGCACAGGCAAGGACACAGACTACCGTTTATCCGCCCAAAACGACCGTTCGTCGGAAACTTCGTCAGGTTTGTAACGCAAACAGGGGGAAATGCATTATGCTGGTCACTCGCAACAAAGAACAAAATCGCTAAGAAGATCAGTGACACCACGGCAGGCCGCAGTCGCTTACATCATCCGTAAACTAATGAAGATGGGCCTGCCTCACCATCAGGCCGTAGCTAGAGCACTAGCTGCCGCAGCTAAACGCTACAAGTCAGCGGACACTCACAAGTAGCAGCCGCTACACTCGCAGCATGAACGAGCAGCAGCGCGCAACCGTGATCCAGGCAATCGAAGACGGCGCCTCACTACGCAAAGCAGCTGAGGCCGCTAACCTCGGATCGGAAGCAGCCATCAGACGATTGGTGCTTAAGGACTCAACATTCGCGACGCAGTACACCCGCGCGCGCGATCTAGGGTTGGACAAGCTGGCAGACGAGGTGATCGAGATCGCCGATGACCAGACGCTAGACCCGAACAGCAGACGCGTGATGATGGACGCCAGGCGCTGGTACCTTAGCAAGCTCGCGCCCAAGCGCTACGGCGAGCGGGTGGAGCACAGTCTGAGCATCACGCATGACTACCGCACAGTGCCGACTGAGCAACTTGAGATGCTAGTGGCGCAGCAGCAGGTGCTACAGCTGGAAAGCGACGGGACAGTCACCGGACCCCAGGGGGGTACGTCGGATTCTGGCGAGCCGGGGGAGTAAGAAAGTTGGGGCCCCAACGGGAAATTCGCAGTAGATTCCACAAATAGGGATTTTCACTAGGGGGTTAAGTGACTGCTAGCCATATAGGAGTTGATATGCATGTACCTGCGAAGCGGGTTTCTAAGCCCAAAGAGGAGAAGCCTGTGGATAAGCCTGAGGTGGTGGATGTGCAGGAATGTGCGAGGGGGCTGGTGGGGTTTTTGGAATGGACGGATGCGCCGGTCAAGTCTCGGTGGGAAGCGGGGATGCAGCGGGGTACGGTGATGCTTCCTGGTGGCTGGCTGATGGAAGTGTTTGTCAGTCGTGATGCGTTGGTGAAGTGACGTTATCTGCCGCAGAGGAATTACTTCGCAGGAGGAAGGCGAAGGAATCGCTGACTGAGTGGATGAAGTATCGGCAGGCGCCGCACAAGCCTGCATTGCACCACCAGTTGTTGATAGCCGAGTTGGAAATGGTTGAGCGTGGGGACACGCGCAATCTGATGGTGAATATGCCGCCTGGCAGCGCCAAGAGTACGTATGGGTCGGTGGAGTTTCCTGCTTGGTATATGGGCAGGAATCCTGACAAGCTGGTTATCGGGACTGCGAATACCGATGAACTGGCTGAGGTATTCAGCCGGCGGGTGCGCAATATCGTGGATACCCAGGAGTTCAGGAATGTCTTCGGGTATGGGATGTCTGCGGACAAGACTGGTGTGGGGAATTGGGTTACTGAGAAGAATGGTGAGTATTTCGCGGCTGGTGTGGGCGCTGCTATTGCTGGACGGCGTGGTGATCTGGGGCTCCTGGATGATCCTGTAAAGAGCCGGGAACACGCGGATTCAGAGAGAGCCAGAGAAAGTGTCTGGCAGTGGTATGTGAATGATTTCCTGACCAGATTGAAACCTGACGCCAGGAAAATCTGCATCATGACCCGCTGGCATGAAGATGACCTTGGTGGGCGGATATTGCAGCGAGATGCGAAGCATTGGAAGGTTGTCAGTTTGCCTATGGAGGCAATGGACGATGACCCGCTGGGTCGGGAATATGGGGAGAGGTTGTGGCCGGCATATTTCACCGACGATATGGTGGACGTCGCGAAAAAGGATACTCGCTCGTGGTGGGCGCTGTATCAGCAGTCACCTACCGCCGAGGATGGGGACTTTTTCAAGAGAGAGTGGTTCAACGAGTACGACACACCACCCAAGGGAATCAGGATTTACGCGGCAAGCGACTTTGCCGTTACCGAAGGTACTGGCGACTTCACCGAGCACGGTATCTGTGGGGTCGATGCCTCCGGGAATCTGTATGTTCTCGACTGGTGGCGTGGGCAGAAAGCCGCTGACCACTGGATCGACCGTATGGCGGATCTGGTCAAACGACATAACCCGGCTTGCTGGTTCGGTGAAGCCGGCCCGATCAGACGAAGCGTAGAGCCTTTCATGATGAAGCGGCTCCACGAGCGGGAGGCTCATTGCCGGGTGGAGTGGCTGCCGTCAGTGGCTGATAAAGAGGCTCGGGCCAGAGGTATCCAGGCCATGATGAGCATGGGCAAGGTGTATTGGCCTCGGTTTGCACCTTGGAAAACCGACGTGATCGGCCAGATGATGAAGTTTCCGGCTGGAAAGCACGACGATTCGGTGGACGTGATGAGTTTGTTCGGCCGTGGACTGAAATTCATCAACTCGGCCACGACAGTACCCAAAACGCTACACTATCCGCACTTGGGCATACCCGGAAAAATGGCGTGAAATACCCGTCTATCGTCAGATTCACGAACATCCGACCACGATTTCTGCTCCGGTGGCCTGAATTGCGAGTCGGCAAGTACGGGTTTGCCGTCATCTGGAGGGAATTTTGATGTCCCTGGCCCTTTACAACGAAATCAAGGGCATGCGCGCCCAGATTCTCAACCTCCTGACCCGCGTCGAAGCGCTGGAGGAGTGGAAACAGCGCGAAGCACAGGAAAAAGCCGAGAAAAAGCGCCCGATCCTGACCCTTCCTCCGAAGGCACCGACCATCGAGGAATTCGTGAAGACTAAGGAGCAGACCCGTGTCGCGCGCTGACCAGGACGACGCCCTGCTAAGGGCCATCGAGTCGGCGGAAAGCGAGTCTTACGGCTCTGGCGGCTATGCAATGGACGGGCAACTGTCCGCAGACCGCGCCGCCGCCATCGATGCTTATCTCGGAAAGAACACGAACCCCGCACCGGAAGGTAATTCGCAGGTCGTCAGCCGCGATCTGTTCGACACCATTGAATGGATCACGCCGAGCCTGGTGAGAATCTTTGCCGGCAGCGATGAGGTCGTCAAATTCAATCCGGTCGGCCCGGAAGACGAACCGCAGGCAAAACAGGAATCCCTGTACATCAACCACCTGGTGACAAAGCGGAACCAGTGGACCCAGGTGTTCCACGACTGGTGCAAGGATGCCTTACTGACCAAGAACGCCTATTGCATGGCGTACTGGGACAGCATCAAGCACGTCGAGTACGAGGAATACGAGGATCAGACCGACGATTCGTTCGCCCTGCTGATGCAGGACCAGGATGACCTGGAAGTGCTGGAGCACAGCGCCGAGGTCGATGAGGATGAGCTGAAGAAGCAGCAGGAATGGTTCGCCCAGGCGACTCAGCAATATCAGCAGATGCAGCAAC